ATTCTGGGTTGAGCCCACTGAACCGTCTGTCTCGACCCCCACCTACGCGGGTGCCCTCGTTGACGTCGACAAAGTCGTAATAGACGCTGTTTTCGCTGAAAACCGGGCGACCATCTTCCAAACATCAGGTGTGAACTACATCGGACGGACCTACGGGGACCCGAGAACTGCCATTCTTGTGGACTACAAGAAGGATAAGACACACAACCCGACGAACGACGGATACATAAAAAACATCCTGACAGCCCTGCCTGACAACGCTGGGCAGTCCAGTGAGCCCCACTACTGGGGAAACTTTGCTATCATCAGTACTTCCAACGTTGACAAGCTGGCCCCGTTCATCGATGACCTCTCCGAGACAGATATTCTGGCGTACTCTCCCGGAGCGGTCGCCAAGTTGAACTCAATCGGGCGGGATTTTGGGAAGATCGGGACCCCCAAGCCGGACAAATTGTATGGTCTGGCTGTCCGTGAGACTGCAAGCCGGATGCACCCCGAGTTTTAAAGTACCCTAAGAAAAGTGATAGTAAAAGGAAAATAGTGCCGCTTCATAATGATACGCAGCTGTACAACGTCAATACCATAGAAGATGTGTACCGGATGCGGCAGTGGCTCCGGGAGTCACGCGAGGTTCTTGGATTTGACACGGAAACTTCGGGCTTGGACGCCTTCGCCCCCGGCGCTGAGCTTCGGTCCATCCAGATCGGGGATACCCGGACAGGGTGGTTTGTCCCGTTCCAGCGTTGGGGCGGAGCCGCTCTTGAATGTCTCGACGCATGGGGCGGGGAGTACGCCGCCCACAACCTGCCCTTCGACGCCACATGGCTCAAGGTACACGCTGGCTGGGAAGTCCCGTGGGAACGTGCCCACGACACCGAGATCATGGCCCGGATCGACCGACCCAACAAGGCAGCAGGCCTGAAAGTCGTCACCACGGAGCTCATTGACTCCAGTGCCGCCGACGGCGAGAAGGCACTCAAGGCTGCGTTCAAGAAAAACGGATGGGACTGGCACAACGTACCGCTCGACTTCGAGGACTACTGGTTTTATGGTGCACTGGACCCGGTCCTTGCTGCCCACCTCTTTGCGTATTTCCGGACGGACAAAAAGTATCCCAAGGTCTATGACATGGAGATGGCTGTACAGCGTGTATGCTGGCGAATGCAGCACAAGGGTATGCGTGTCGATACTGACTACTCACAGGTCAAGTACAACGAGCTCACCACTCTCGTGGAGAAAAACACGGATCGGGCCGAAAAGGAGTGGGGCATCGAAATTAGCTCCAACCCTCAGCTGGCCGAGTATCTTCAGAGCCTTGGTGCCGAGTTCACGAAGTTCGGGGAGAAGAGCGGTGTTCCGTCCGTAGACAAGGAGCAGATGGGTAAGCTCCTCCTCTCAGGTGACCCGAGGATCAAGGAAGCCGTGACGATGGTTCTGGAGACCCGGAGCGCATCCAAGCTTAGCAGTGCGTACTTCGGCAACTTTTTGTCGATGAACAATGACGGAATTGTCCACCCCAACATCCGTACGCTCGGCGCACGTACCGGGCGAATGTCTGTGACCACCCCCGCACTGCAGACCATCCCGCGTGGCGACGCGTTGGTTCGTGATGCGTTCATCCCGACCAACCCAGATGAGCGGATTGTCTCATGTGACTACTCGCAGGTGGAGATGCGCCTGCTGGCTCACTTCTCCCGCGACCCGAAACTGCAGAACGCATTCAAGGAAGCCGACCTCACTGGCGGTGACTTCTTCGTCACCCTTGGCAAGGAAATCTACGCGGATCCGAACTTCTCGAAGAAGGACCAGCGCCGTGGGCTTGTGAAGAGCACCCTCTACGGAGCCGCCTACGGCTCTGGAATCGACAAGATGGCTGCCACTGCCGGGGTGACGTACGAACAGATGGAGCAGGTCAGCCAGAGCGTGTTCAAGGCCTATCCCGGCATCAAGAGCTTCATGACCGAGATCGAAGCCATGGGCAAGGCCCGGGAACGATCTGAGGGTCAAGGCTACATCTTGACACCCTCAGACCGACGGCTCCCGTGTGATGAGGGCAAGGTCTACGCTCTCACGAATTACATGCTGCAAGGTACCGCCGCAGAGTTGATGAAGAAGGCAATTCTTCGGCTCGACGCAGCCGGATATACCGAGTATATGAGGATGCCCATACATGACGAAATGGTCTTCTCTCTGCCGGTGGCTGGACATCAAGAGGCTATGAAGGATATTGAAGAACTAATGTCGTACTGTAACGGTGAATTCGGTGTGGATCTTCCCGCCGAGCCTGAAGGACCCCTCGAACGCTGGGGAAGCAAGTACCGCAAGGAAGGTGAAATCTTTGGCTACGACTCAGACAGCCTCCTCGCAGCAGCCTAAATACCTGCTGTCGATTGACCCCGGACTAGCTACCGGCGTCGTATATATGGACATCGAAGATCCCATGGACCCCATAATTATCGGGGCGTGGGAGCTCGATCCGCAAGAGTTCTACCAGCGGTCGGAGGAAATCACCTCCACTCACGGGTCGAATGTTCGTGTCGTAATTGAGCGATACATTATCACGGAAGCGACTGGTAAAAAGTCGGCACAGCCGTGGTCTTTGGAGCTTATCGGCGTCACTAAGTTTTTCTGCTGGAAGTATGGTTCCAAACTCACTTTACAAAGGCCTAGTGAAAAAGAGTTTGCCACCAATGAAAAACTCCGTCACGTCGGATTTTGGTACGTAGGCGGCGAGGGGCATGCCAATGATGCATTCCGCCACGCCCTTGTCTATTTGAACAATAGATATGCTAGGTGGGGCAAAAAGCTCGTTATGTGATATAATTGAAACTTCGAATGACGAAAGAAAAACATGCCTGTAGTTGCTGAAATTGATGAAGCAAACCCAAAAAAGATCAAAACCTCCGAGCACGACTGGAGGTTCCAAGAAATCCTCAAAGCGCTCCCGACATCCCACTGGGACAAAAAGACCTCTGTCTGGCGCTTCAACCTGAACTGGCAGACCTGCCTCGCTTTGAAGGCGGAGCTGGGTGACCTTCTGGTTGCTGGGCCGAACCTGAAGCAGTGGATGACGGACGAATACAATAACCGTATTCTGCCAGCATACACACTTCGCGACAAGATCGAAGCTGAAGGTTACGAACGCCTGTTCCCGCACCAGCGTGGTGACGTCCAGTTCCTCTCCACAGCGGAACGCGCCATCCTCGCCAATGGTCTCGGGTCCGGAAAATCGCAGTCGGCCTTCTCCACGATCCGCTACCTCTACGAGCACAGGAACATCAACCCGTTCCCTGTACTGATCGCCTGCCCTAACTCCACAAAGTTCCAGTGGCAACAGGAGATCGAGGAGGTCTGGCCCGGACTGAAGGTCGCGGTCATTGACGGATCGGTTACCAAACGCCGCAAGGCTCTCGCCGAGCAGAACCACGTTGTCATCATCAACTGGGAGTCCATCAGAGCCCACTCGCGTCTGCTGCCTTACGGTTCCATTGCCCTGAAGAAGTGCATCGAGCACGGCGGGAACGACCCTAAGATCTCTGCGTCCACCTGTGAAGTCCACCCCAAAGAGCTCAATGAGATCGGCTTCAACTCCGTGATCGCTGACGAGGCCCACCGGATGAAGGACCCGTCCTCCAAGATGGCCCGAGCCCTCAAGGCTGCCACGGGGGATGCCCGCTTCCGCTTTGCCCTTACCGGCACACCTGTGGCATCGGCTCCTGACGATCTTTTTTCGATACTTCACTGGCTTATGCCTGACGCCTACCCTTCGAAGACCAAGTACCTTGATAGGTTTTGTCTAACCCACCCGGACGCATGGGGCACCATCCACGTCTCCGGCATCCGGAAGGAGATGGAGCGGGAGTTTTTCTCGGGGCTGGATCCATTCCTTCGCCGTATGCCTAAGGAGCTTATCCTGCCGTTCCTGCCCCCTATTCTTCGTACCCGCCGTGATGTGGAGATGGGGACCAAGCAGAAGAAGGCTTATGAGCAGATGCGTGACCAGATGCTTGCGGAGCTGGATGACGACGTAATCACGACCTCATCTGCTCTGACCAAGATGCTCCGGATGCTCCAGTTCGCCTCTGCGTTCGGAACGGTGGATTACCGTGAGGTCCTGAATAAGGAGTCCGGTGAGGTGTACGAGAAGGCCTTTGTGACCCTCTCAGACCCGTCCAGCACTTTGGATGCATTCATGGAAGACCTTCCTGATTTTGGGGACGAATCTATCGTAGTGTTTGCTGTTTCCAAGCAGCTGATTAACATGCTGTCCACCCGCCTCTCCAAGGCTGGTATCTTGCACGGCCTCATCACAGGTGATCAGGACGCGGAAACACGTCAGATGCATATGAAGGCTTTTCAGGCTGGACAAACGCAGCTGATCCTGTGTACAATTGCAGCTGGAGGAACTGGCATTACGCTCACTAAGGGCCGCTACGGTGTCTTCCTACAGCGTAGCTGGTCGATGATTGAGAATACACAGGCAGAAGGCCGTGTACACCGCATCGGGTCCCAGATACATGAGTCAATCCACATCATTGACTACGTCACGGCAGGTTCCTGCCAAGAGACGGTCTTCAAGGCCGTTGAGGAGAAGGGAAAGAACCTTGAGTTCATTCTTCGTGACAAAGAATTGATGAAGAAGTACCTAAAATCTGAGGATATTGAGCTCCCGGATTCTGAATTCACTATCGAGGAAACACCTGAAAATGACTGAAATCGTCACTAAATCTGACGTCACTATCCAACTTATCGATTCGATGGGCGATCTGGGACGGATCGTACAGGCCGCACGGGTCTCTACTACGGGCTCAGCTTCGCTGGATTCCGATGCGGATGAGGGTCTGGTCCGCTACCTATACAACAACCGCCACGCCAGCCCGTTTGAGCACGTGGTGTTCACGTTCTATGTGCAGGCCCCGATCTTCGTGACCCGGGAAATGCTTCGTCACCGGATCAGCAGCTTCAACGAGGAGTCCGGGCGCTACAAGCAGATGGAACCGCTCTTCTATATCCCAAGTGCGGAGCGTGCACTGGTTCAGGTCGGCAAGGTCGGCGCGTACAACTTCGTTGCAGGTACCGATGCACAGCGGGATGTCATGCTGGCCTGTCATGAAGCAGCATACACCATCGCATACAGCTGCTACACCACCATGCTGGAGTCCGGTATCGCCCGCGAAGTTGCACGGAATGTCCTGCCCGTCGGACTCTTCTCCAGCCTGTACTACACGGCCAACCTCAGGTCGCTCACCAACTTCCTATCCCTGCGGGTGGATTGGGGTACTGACGCCGTCGATCCGTCCAGTCCGACCTATGAGATCGAGTTGGTGGCACTAGAGATCGGTAAATATGTACAGGAAAAGCTTCCATTTGTATGGGACCTGTTTGTTGCCAATGGCTACCGAGCCGTCTAAGACAAGGATAAAATGACTGACCTGAGAGAGCCGATTCTGGGTCGTTTCCCGGAATCAGTCTCGATCTCCAACTCGGAGATCCAGACGTACAAGGACTGCCGCCGCAAGTGGTGGCTGGGCACTTACCGTGGACTTGCCAAGAAGGAAAAGGAATACACCGGCCCGCTGAAGCTGGGCACCCGGATCCACGACGCACTGGAGCAGTACTACGTCACCGGAGAACACCCGATGACCGCATACGGCAAGCTCCAACGTCTAGATGACCAGCGCTTCCTGCAGTCCGACAAGGCCACTGATGTGGGTGAAATCAAGAAGTTCAATAGCGAAGCTGAACTTGGCCGGATCATGATGGAAGGCTACGTAGAGTGGCAGAATGAGGAGAACCGTGACTCCGAACTTGAAGTGGTTGCGGCAGAAAAGAAGCTCTCCTACCGACTGCCCGAGATTGCCCGTGGCCGTGTTGAACTGATCGGCAAGGTGGACTTGCAGGTCCGTAGGCGGTCAGACGGCTCACGGGCAACGCTTGATCACAAGTCAGCGGTGACTTTCAACCCCTATTATGAGTTCAGCCACATGTCTGAGCAGCTCATGCACTACACCATGCTGGAAACCTTGAATCCCGACGAGGACAGTACACCTGTTGACGGTGGTATATACAATCTCCTGAAAAAGGTGAAGCGTACTGCCGCAGCCAAGCCTCCGTTTTACGAGCGTATTGATGTGCGGTTTAACAAAAAGACCTTGAACTCGTTTTGGACAAGGACTCAAGGAACTGTACATGGTATAATGGAACTTAGAGACGCACTTGACAATGGGGCTGATCCGCTATTCGTAGCGTATCCTCGACCTCGCATGGATTGGGGCTGCAGTAAGTGCCCATTCTTCACAGTTTGTCCGATGATTGATGACGGCTCTTACGCTGAAGATTACATCGAAGACTTCTATGAACAAGTCGATCCGAATGCCCGGTACCTGCCGGAAGATGGTAATGATGAATAGAAAGCAAGAGTACAAATGGCTGTAAATGATCAGGCCCTAACGCTTCTCCTCCATGGCCCTGCGGGTGCTGGTAAGACCACGTTTGGGTCCACTGCACCTAAGCCGATCCTCCTGATGGATGCAGAGCGTGCAGCTCGCTTTATCAATCTCCGTAAGGTATACTGGGATCCGATGCGCGAAGAGCCCCCTGTATATGATGGATCATGGGACATGTGTGTTGTAAAGACCAACATCTGGGACAAGGCGCAAAAGGCGCTGGAGTACCTGCGTAGCGGGCGGCACCCGTTCAAGACGGTGATGATCGACTCTCTCTCAGAGATCCAGATCAAGGCTCAGGAAGCCATCAACGGACGCGCACAGATGCAAACACACCACTGGGGCAAGCTGCTCCAGAATATGGGTGGATTCATCCGTGACCTTCGTGACCTCCTTGAGGCTGACGATGGAAACGCACTCCAGATCGTCGTCGCCATCTCGACGTCCAAGGATTACGACGGCACCTTCAAGCCGTACCTTCAGGGCTCGATTGCCTCACAGGTTCCTTACATTTTCGATATCGTTGGGTATCTTTATGTGAATCAGGCAACAAACAATCTTGGAGAGGTATCAGAACACCGATACCTTTTCACTGGCAACCATCCTGCCTATGAGGCCAAAAGCCGCGTAGGCGGACTGCCCGCAACAATTGAAGATCCCCATTTGGAAGCTATTTTCAATGGTATTTTCAATATAGTACCGGAAATTGCCCAACAACCGATCGTAGATTCTCCGCAGCCTACAATGGATTTGCAGAATACACCGTCAGTGAATGGTCTTGAACTTCCAAATTTGTAATTGACATACAGACGTAAACGCCCTAAACTGAAGTAACAAAGAAAAGCCCCGAAAGGTAATATACACAATGTCTCCACTCAAGAGCTGGTCCGAACGTCGTAAAGAAGCAGATGCTGAGGGTGCAAAGTTTGCCCCGCTTCAGCCCGACCGTTACAGCTTTGTAATCGTCGACGCCCCGAAGATCGAAGAGAAGGATGGCAATCCTCGCTTCAAGGCCAACCCGGCAGTCGAAGCCGGAGAACGTGCCAAGGCCCGTGTCTTCCATACCTTCTACGTCTCGGATAAGCCCTCAGGTATGCGCTTCTTCTTCGAGCAGATGGAGGCGCTGGGTCTCGATCAGGCCTTCTTCGACCGAGACCCCAGTAACGAACAGATCGCCGCAGCCCTCAAGGGCCGTCGCTTCACCGCTGAGGTCTTCAACGACGAGTGGGAGGGCAAGGTCAACCAGAAGCTGAAGAAGTTCGCCCCGCCCATCGGCAGCGCCCCGGCAGGCCCCGGTGGCGGTCCCGTCGCTGCATTCGCTCAGGCAAGTGCACCGATAGCAGCTGCAGCTGCAGCTCAGGGCTTCGGTCAGGCCCCGGTACAGCAGCAGGCACCTGTGCAGCAATATGCACAGCAGCCGGTACAGCAGGCCCCGGTACAGCAATACGCACCGGCCCCTGTCCAGCAGCAGGCACCTGTGCAGCAGTATGCACCGGCACCTGTACAGCAGCAGGCACCAACTGCTGATAGCCCGTGGGCAACTCCGCAGAGCTCCGAACTCGCTCCACCGCCCTTCCTCTAAGCCTTATCGGCCCCGCAAGACCCTAAGCTGTGCCCCCGTAGTTTTCGACTGCGGGGGCACATCTTTCCCCAATAATTTAGACAAGGATTTACAATGGACTTTTATGAATACGAGAATGCTGTCGCTTCCACGGCAATCTACCCGGAATCAGGTGAGGGATCATTGACAGCCCTCAACTACACAGTTCTGGGTCTCGGCGGAGAAGCTGGGGAGATCCTGAACAAGGTCAAGAAGATCTACCGCGACAAGAACGGCGAGCTCTCCATTGAAGACCGCGCAGAAGTCAGCAAGGAGCTCGGGGACGTGCTCTGGTACGCAGCACGCACCGCTGCCGAGCTTGGCTACACGCTGGAAGAGATCGCTGAGTACAACGTGGAGAAGCTTCGCGACCGGCATGCTCGCGGAGTGTTGGCCGGGAACGGCGATAACCGCTGATGTTTGACTACAACAAACTGGAAGAGCTCTACCGCTCAATGGGCTTCCGGGCCGAAGTCGTCAGCGCCATTGTGTCACTCGCCACAGTCCTTGACAAACAGGGCCTTAGTGACTCACAGAAGCAGACCGTCTACCGCCTGCTCAGTGACGCGGGGCAGGAGAGCCTGAAACAGGTTCCCGAAAAAGTGGTGACCGGTGAGTGGGCCGAATTCGATTACGGCAACGTCAAGATCGGGGATTATGTCCGGGTCAAGCCGGACGCCTACGACTCCGAAACAGGCACTAAACACAACGGTCGCGTCGGCATTTTGAAGTACATGGCGCACAAACGATGCAACGTGGAGTATGTCGGAGCAGAGGGCGGAGAGGCCATGGCACATCCCATGGATAACCTTGAGTCCATTCGTCTCCGGTAGAATAGATAGTCCACCCCAAAAACGAAAGAGGAGAAAAATGGCTATCACAGTCTACTCCAAACCCGGCTGCGTACAGTGCAATTCAACCTACCGCAAGCTGGACAAGCACGGTGTTTCCTACCTCACAGTGGATATCTCTGAGGACGCAGCGGCCTTCGAGTACGTACAGTCCCTCGGGTACGCTAAGGTACCTGTCGTAGTGGCCGATGACGAGCACTGGGCCGGATTCCAGCCGGACCTGATCGCAGCACTCGAAAAGCCAGCTGCTTGATCGTATACTATAGCAACGTCTCGGGCTACACAGCACGGTTCGTTGGGAAGCTCGATGAACCTGCTTTGCGGATCCCGCTGAAGGCAGCGGACGCAGCCGAATTTACGGTTGATGAGTCATTCGTCCTCATTGTCCCGACCTACGGAGCAAGCGGTGTCGGATTTGTCCCAAAGCAGGTCATCAAGTTTCTAAACAATATCAATAATAGGACCCTGCTCCGAGGGGTTATTGGCACTGGAAGCCGAAATTTCTTGGATGATTACGCCAAAAGTGGTAGGATCATAAGTGAAAAGTGTGGGGTTCCACTGCTGTATACATTTGAACTTGCGGGCATGGACGAAGACGTAGAAAACGTAAAAGAAGGACTGAAAAACTTTTGGGAAACAAAGTAACCGACGAGTCGTATATCGACCTCAACTCCAAGCTCAACCTCTGGACTGAAGACCACAAGATCGACTTCGAAGCGGACAAGGAAGCAGCCCGCCAGTACCACCTTCAGGAAGTCAACCGCAAATTCATGTACCATCCCTCCCTTGAGGAGAAGCTGGATTACCTGTTTGTCAACGGATACTACGACAAGTCCGTCTGGGATAAGTATTCCGACATAGATGTCAAGTTCCTCTACAAGACGGCCTACGGCTACAAGCACCGCTTCACCTCATTCCTCGGTGCCATGAAGTTCTATACGGCCTACGCCATGAAGTCGTTCGACGGCGAGACGTGGATGGAGCGCTTTGAGGATCGCGTTGTGGCTGTGGCGCTGGAGCTGGCCGACGGCGATGTCGATCAGGCTGTGAACATCATCCGGGAGATCATCACCGGGCGGCTCCAGCCCGCTACGCCAACATTCGCCAACTGCGGTAAGATGCAGCGCGGCGAGCGTGTCTCCTGTTTCCTGATCGACATTCAGGACTCGATGAACTCTATCGGTCGTGCCGTCAACACCGGACTACAGCTGTCCAAGCGTGGCGGCGGCGTCGGCTTCAACATCTCCAACCTGCGTGAATTCGGTGCTCCGATCAAGCAGCTGGAGAACATGGCTTCCGGCGTCCTGCCGGTCTGTAAGCTCTTCGATGACGCTTTCTCCTACGCCAACCAGCTGGGCTCCCGTCAGGGCGCGTGCGCGGTCTACATCTCCGCACACCACCCGGATGTGTTCCGTGTTCTGGACGCAAAGAAAGAAAACGCGGACGAGAAGTCACGCCTGAAGACGCTCTCGATTGGTTTGGTCCTCACCGACCGGCTCTACGAGCTCGCCAAGAACGATGAAGTCCTCTACCAGTTCTCCCCATACGACGTGGAGCGCTTCTACGGCATCCCGTTTAGCAAGGTGGACATCTCGGAAGAGTACGACAGGATGGTGGCCAACGCCGCCATTCGGAAATACAAGCACAAGGACTACCCCAAGGCTCGTGATCTCTTTCAGGTCATCGCCGAGATCCAGTTCGAATCCGGCTACCCGTACATCCTGAACATTGATACCGCAAATCGAGATAATGCAGTATCGGGCACTATCGATATGTCGAATCTATGTAGCGAAATCTTGCAGGTGTCTACCCCCTCCGTGCTCCGTGACGACCTGTCGTACGAAGAAGAGGGCCGCGACATCTCGTGCAACCTTGCCTCCATGAACGTCAAGTACGCCATGGACGGGGGAAACCTCGGAGCCACCGTGGAGACTGCCGTACGCCTGCTGACTGAGGTCTCCGATATCACATCGATCGACTCGGTTCCGTCTGTCCGCAACGGTAACGACAAGTCACACTCCATCGGTCTGGGGCAGTTTGGCTTGCACCAATTCTTTATCACCGAAGGTATGCAGTATGGTGATAGTGATTCTCTTGACTTCACGAACATCTACTTCATGACCATTGCCTTCCACGCCCTACAGGCTTCCAACATGATCGCATGGGAGCGCGGTAAGAAGTTCTTCGAATTCGAGAAGTCCCGCTATGCGGACCCGGTCTACCTGACCGAGAAGTACGCGGACCCGTCGATGGTCGAACCTACCGAACACACCGCAGACATCTTCGACAAGTACGACATCGGAATTCCGACTGCCGCCGACTGGGCCGAACTTGCCGTTCGTATCGCTGAGCACGGCCTCTACAACGCCTACCTGCAGGCCGTACCCCCGACTGGCTCTATCTCCTACGTGAATGGCGGAACGGCCTCAATTCACCCCTCCGTGGCTGCTGTGGAGATCCGCAAGGAAGGCAAGACTGGTCGTGTGGCATACGCTACTCCAGGGCTCACCAATGAGAACTTCGGTGACTTCAAGGACGCGTACGAGCTGGGCTGGAAGACTGTCATTGACGTGTATGCTGAAGCGCAGAAGCACGTTGATCAGGCCATGTCGCTAACCCTTTTCTACAAGAACACAGATAGTACACGTACACTAAATCAGGCGTATATCTACGCGTGGAGAAAAAATATCAAGACGCTTTACTACGCCCGAGTCCGTAGTGACTCCTTGGATGGAACTGACGTGGAGAGTTGTGTATCCTGTACTCTCTGAGTATACTTAGAGGATGACACTTGATAAGGCAATCGGGACTATCTATGGGCTTCGTCTCATAGATAGTCCCGAATTTCGCTACGTTGGTTTGACGACCCGCACCGTATCCAAACGATGGGCGGAACACCGCTATGCATCTAGATATGGTTTGAGACTTCAGCCTGTATATAATTGGATCCTAAAGCACGGTGAGGATTCTATTGAAGTAGTTTCTATCGAAGAAGTGGAAATAGACTCACTGTTTGAACGAGAAATCCATTGGGTGGCTCAGCTTCGTCTAGAAGGTCATCGACTTTTGAATGCAACGATAGGAGGAGATGGTGGTCGCGGAAGGGATGTGTCAGAGTCCACTCGACAACTCATCTCAAAAATTCACTCCGGTAAGGTACTTTCCGAGGGCACGAAACAAAAACTACGTGAATCAAAAAAGGGACAGGTCCCTTGGAACAAGGGTATGAAAATATCTGACCCTGCTGCATTGCAGAGGATGTCCGAGGCTCAACGAGGAAGAGTTCACTCTGAAGAGACCAAGGCCAAAATGTCCCAGTCTCGTATGGGTAATTCCAATGGACGATTTACTAGAGGTATAGAAAAAAGAAGCGGCCACACCAGATACCACACAAACACTGGAATATCTAAGCCTGAAACCTGTAAATACTGTAAGGAAGAAACGACCAATGGTCAAAGCTATCAACTGGAATAACGTTCCGGAGTTCGAAAAGACGATCTGGGGAAAGCTCACCGAGAATTTCTGGCTGCCAGAGAAAATCCCGCTGTCCAATGACATCCAGTCATGGGGCAAGATGACGGAACAGGAAAAGGCAACCACCATCAAGGTCTTTGCTGGCCTGACATTTCTTGATACAATTCAAGGAACTACGGGCGCAATTTCCCTGATGAAGGACGCTGGCAACCCCTTCGAAGAAAGTATTTACGCCAACATGGCGTTCATGGAGGTCGTGCACGCCAAGTCATACTCCTCCATCTTCTCGACCCTCTGCTCCACCAAGGAGATCGATGAGGTCTTCCGCTGGACTGAGGAGAACGAGAACCTCCAGTTCAAGGCCAACGAGGTCTTGAAATACTACCGTGGCAACGATCCCATGAAAAAGAAGATTGCGTCCACCATGCTGGAAGGCTTCCTCTTCTACTCGGGCTTCTACCTACCCCTGTACTGGTCCAGCCGTCAGAAGCTGACCAATACTGCCGACCTGATCCGTTTGATCCTCCGTGATGAGGGCGTGCACTCCTACATGATCGGCCAGTGGTACCAGCGGGACCTTGCTAACTACTCGCTCTCGGAGCAGGAAGAATACAAGCAGTTCACCTATGACCTGCTCTTCGACCTCTACGAGAACGAAACCGAGTACACACAGGACCTCTACGACGACCTTGGTCTGACCGAGGACGTCAAGAAGTTCCTGCACTACAACGCGAACAAGTCACTCATGAACCTTGGCTATGATCCCATGTTCCCGAAGGACCAGACCGATGTCAGCCCCGCAATTCTGTCGGCTCTGTCCACCAATTCCGGAGAGAACCATGACTTCTTCTCCGGATCCGGTTCCAGCTACGTCATCGGCAAAGTCGTGAAGTCGGAAGACGAAGACTGGGCTTTTTGACATTGTAGATGTTTAGGGTATGCTTGGTGTATGGAACTTTTCACGAACGACATCGTCAAGCTTACGTCTGACGATTCGGAGAAGTTGGGCAAGATTGCAGAGATCGATACGGACGTGGTCCGGATCGCGGATACGTGGTACGATCTAAACGTATACAGCATCGAAGTCCTCTTCTCCGAGTCGTCAGGCATCGGGAACCCTCTAGTTGACACGGCCTAAAGAGCCGTGATACAATAGAGTATTATGGTCAAAGTGTTACGGTAGCATAACAGTCTCCAAAACTGTAGGCCTCGGTTCGACTCCGAGTGACTGTGCGACACAACTGAATATGTGGTATCATCTATATACACCTTTCCGGGTGTAGCTCAGCTTGGTAGAGCGCCTGCTTTGGGAGCAGGAAGTCGCAGGTTCAAATCCTGTCTCCCGGACGCAGTAAAAATGCGAAAGTAACTCAATTGGTAGAGTGCCTTCCTTCCAAGTAGGACGTTGCGGGTTCGAGTCCCGTCTTTCGCTCGCAGTAAAAATGCTTTCTTAGCTCAGTACGGCCAGAGCGTCGCTCTTGTAAAGCGAGGGTCGTCGGTTCGAATCCGACAGAAAGCTCGAATAATTGAATATGCCTTCGAAGCTCAGGTGGTAGAGCGCTGGTTTGAAGAACCAGAGGTTACCGGTTCGACGCCGGTAGAAGGCACGCTTAAGCACAGCAAACTATCGATAGGAATCATCATGGCAACTCTGAACCCACTTCTCCAAGGATCCCAGTACACGGAGCGTACCGAAAACGCACGCATCGCTACTGTCAACCAGACGACAGGCGAGGCAGCCCCTACTGAAGTCTCCGAAAACCAGCGAATTTCGAAGGTCGCCAACGGCGGTCACTAGTCTCAACTAGGATCGGCTCGTTGGTGAGAACCAACGGGCCTTTTCTTTTTCCCCGTTCGTCTAGTGGCAGGACATTGGCCTTTGGAGCCAATTACCGAGGTTCGAACCCTCGACGGGGAGCGCAACAATCCGGTATAGTATAGCGGCATTACACTCGCCTCTGGAGCGAGCAAGCTAGGTTCAAATCCTAGTACCGGAACAAAGCTTGTGGTTACTGGAAACAGCCCTGAGGGGAAGCTCGACCCAAGCCTCAAAGTCGCTTAGCTCAGTCTGGTTAGAGCACTTCTCTGATAAGGAAGATGTCGTGGGTTCAAATCCCACAGTGGCTACGTAATAAGAAATAGGCTCCCGTCTATGTTGGTTTGGATCTCGGATTTTCACTCCGGGCTGCGCCGGTTCAATTCCGGTCGGGAGTACGGGCTAGTAGCTATAAAGTAAAGCGCTCTGGGACCGAGATGGTTGCAAACATCTCACCCACCTTCGAAGTAATTACCCGAAGGTCTGTGAAAAGGAGAGATTCCGGTGTAACGTCCGGACGGTCTAACCAAGCCGCTATCATATATTGGTAGTATACAAGCTTCTCAAGCTTGTCGGGCGGGATCGATACCCGCTAGCGGTACGCAGTTAGCAGTAGAGCAGAATGACTTGCTCACCCTTCGTCCCTACCTAGCTCCGGCTAGGTAGGTGCCAGAGGGATAAACGCCGGGTTGGTCATCGGTCTGTACTAACTGTTTTGGAGAGTAAACCGGGCAGGCGAACCGGCGCGGCTTTGAACCCCGTTGGCAGGTAATACTGTGGGAATCATGTTCTCTGCTCTCCGCGTGTTGGTCGGGATTCTTAGCCGACTAGGGTTGTAACCTGTCACAGTGCACTGTGGCGAAGAACTACATGGATAGTAAACCCGTCGGGTGGCGGGCCACGCTTGGAAAGCGTGTGGTAGTGCAAGCTATGGGACTCGGTCTCTCTGCTATCCGCTGGATGTCTGGGAAGGAACCGGAAAGCGCTCGAAACACAGCGTGTGACGGGAGTTCAGGCATTCTTGGAAAGTAAACCTGTCAGGTGATAGGACCAGCCTCGAAAACTGGACGCTCTGTAAGGAGTGGGGATCGTGCCCTCTGCTTTCCGCTGACTACCTTTACGTAATCAAGCCCCTTTGATTACGAGAAGGTAGTCACGAAGTATTGACACCAACTAATTCTGGTGTATACTTTAAACATATGGACGGGGCGCTGGGACGTACAAATCCTTTACACGGATTTTCCGCAGGGATCGATACCCTGACCGTCTACGAAATCCCGACACCCACAGCCACGGGTGATCATCAAAGTGCTGGTATTACTTGCGGGTAGGAGAAGGCCAGACCGGAGACGTTGACGCCCGGACAAATCGTCAACATGGAAGCTCTGCCCCGGTAGACCAATTGGCAGAGTCTCTGGCCTCAAAAGTCAGAAGTTGTGGGTTCGAGTCCCTCTCGGGGTACGTAGTATGGGCCATTAAGCAAATTGGTGAAGCTAGCACTCTTATAAGGTGTGGATATCTCGGTTCGAGCCCGAGGTGGCCTACGTACGGACTTATATGCTACGACGTTGCCTATCGGATCCGGAAACAGTCTCAACCTGAGACTGCGGTAAAAGCCCGCACTAAACTTACTTGAAGGACGTATATTGCAGCGAGACTACCTCCAATCGCTAATCGATGCTGGGCACACCCAGCGCGGCATCGCCTCGCTGTCATCTGTGACACAATCGACAGTACGATATTGGCTAAAGAAATACAGTCTTAACACGATCCGTCCCAAGGAATTCTGGGATATAGAGCTTTTTAGGCACCTCTGCTCTTCTAGTGATTCTCTGCACCAAGTTTTGGTTGGGATGGGTAAGAATCCGTCTAATGCTAGTTACAAAATTGCTCGAAAATTCTCGATAGAGTGTGACATTAACCTGCCTGTTTTTAATAAGGTGGGTGTAAAAAGAGTTCAGCAGACTATTGATGAAGTATTCACCTATGGTAAGAAACGAAGTAATGAGTCATTAAAGCGTCTAATGGTCAGCAACCTTGGGGTAGCCAATGAATGTGTCTGCTGTGGGTCTGGTCCGGAATGGCAGGGGAAACCTTTGACTCTCCAACTAGACCATGTGGACGGTGACACACTCAACAATCGGATTGAAAATTTGCGTATTGTTTGCCCGAATTGTCACAGCCAAACGGACACCTTCTGTAGGGGGAAGAAAAAGTAAGTATGTTAGAATAGATTATGCCTCCATATACCCTCTGGCTACGAACTAGTTGAAAGGTTAACTGGACACATGGGAGTTCGAATCTCTCTGGGGGCACTGATATGTGAAAGATCGACATGCTGTCGGAGTTTAGGCTGATTACCTGAACTGGTGGATTCATCACCCATACTGGTTGAATTCCAGCTAACATATCACTAGTTTACAATTTAAGGACTAACGACAAAGGACGAAGAAATGACTGATTTCCCCATCGCACTTCGCGGTGCCAAGCACTCCACATTGATGTGGGCTCACGAGCACGAAGTTGAGCCTGCCGCACTGCAGCAGCTCCGCAACATCGCCTCCCTACAGTGGGTCCATGGTGTGCGCGTAATGCCTGACGTACACCTCGGCAAGGGTGCCACGGTCGGTTCCGTCATTGCCATGGAGAACGCCATCTCGCCGTCAGCCGTCGGCGTTGACATCGGCTGTGGCGTCTCTGCCGTCCGTACCTCCCTCACGGCAGCAGACCTGCCTGAGGACCTGCACTCGATCCGCCTTCGGGTCGAAGACACCATCCCTGTAGGCTTCAATGGGCATGACAAGATGCCGAACGTCCGTCGTCTCGGCATCGACCGTGGTTGGGACACCTTCTGGGGCAGCTTCCGTGACCTGCATGCCGGTGTGCAGCAGTTGGAGAGCCGTGCACAGCACCAGATGGGTACTCTTGGCGGTGGGAACCACTTCCTTGAGATGTGTCTCGACGCTGAAGGCCGTGTCTGGCTCACCCTGCACTCGGGCTCACGCAATATCGGCAAGGAACTGGCCGAACGGCACATCAAGATCGCGAAGGCGCTCCCGCAGAATCAGGACCTTGCCGATCCCGACCTCGCCGTGTTCCTTGCTAACACCCCGGAGATGGCGGCTTACCGGTTTGACCTCTCATGGGCACAGGAGTTCGCGCTCCGGTCCCGCAAGGTCATGATGGAACTCTTCAAGGGCGTCATCAAGGACTCCTTCCCGACCAACGCCCTCACCTTCGATCAGGAAATCTCCTGTCACCATAACTACGTGGCCGAAGAGATGATCGATGGCCGTCCCATGCTGGTCACCCGTAAGGGTGCTATCCGGGCCGGTTCCGGCGACCTCGGTCTGATCCCCGGATCGATGGGTACCGGGTCCTACATCGTGCGCGGCCTCGGCAACGATGCATCCTTCCAGTCAGCCTCCCATGGTGCTGGTCGGCGCATGAGCCGAAACAAGGCCAAGGCCACCTTCACGGTGGAGGACCTCGCAGCACAAACACTTGGTGTCGAGTGCCGCAAGGATCAGGGCGTTGTGGACGAAATTCCGGGCGCGTACAAAGACATCCATAGTGTCCTTGATGCCCAGAAGGATCTTGTAGAGGTTGTCCAGCACCTCCAGACCATCCTCTGCGTCAAGGGCTAGATTAGACTTCTCGGCTTTCTCGTGTATAATAGAAATATGACACAACACGAAAAAGCCGAGAAGTCGATTCTCGCCACCATTGAGACCGTACAGGATAACATCCCGGATGGACGCGAGAAGCAGCTGGCCATCACAAAACTGGAGGAAGCACTTCTCTGGATCAACGCAACGGTTACAAAGCACACAGCACGTAACCGCTAGTATTGGAGACGACCCGATTTGGTTAGGAGCTTCCCTGCTAAGGAAGTACGAGGTAACACTCCAGAGAGTTCAATTCTCTCCGTCTCCGCGTGAATAACGAGATACGAGTACCAATATCAACGGACAGGGCATTCCGCACTGGATGTCAGCGACTTCGGCTGGTGGTCTTGCAAATCTTGCAAGCGAAGCGGTGACGACTGGACGAGTCCTGAGGATTATCCATGTACAGAGGTAGATGGACGTGAGCCCGAGTCCGTGGTATGATTATAAATAGGCAGTCGTGGCGCAATTGGTTGACGCGCAACGTTGAGGTCGTTGTGGGCTGAAAAGCCCTTGTGGGTTCGAGTCCCATCGACTGCACGCGATCTGAAGAGAACGGCCCTCGGGCAGGTCTTCAGGCAGGTAGACAGGATCCTAAAGCTCCTGCGGCTAGAACAGCGGTCACCATGCTGTCCGAACTATCGGTTAAATAGTTATGCAGGTGTGGTGCAATTGGTTGACACGTAGAGTTTAGGCCTCTATTTCTTCGGATATGTGGGTTCGAATCCCACCACCTGTACAAGCAAGCTCGCGTACCCCAATCGGCAGAGGGGCTGAACTTAAAATTCAGTAGTTGAGAGTTCGAGTCTCTCCGCGAGTACTCGGGGGTTCCTGCCCCTGATCGGGTAAGTAGCTGAGAAATAAACAGGCGACTGAAACGTCGTAAATCTAATTGGTAACCGGGGAACAGTCGGCTTCAGCACCTGCAGACTCCGAAGTGCTAGTATGGGTCCGTAGCTCAGAGGCAGAGCTCCGATCTTTTAAATCGGAAGTCGAGATTTCGAAATTCTCCGGACCCACCAAGCCTTCGTAGCTCAGGGGATAGAGCACCGGCCTTCTAATCCGGGTGGCGCTGGTTCGATTCCAGCCGGGGGCACATGCATGAAGAATTCGATACCGCCGTCCTCCGAGCCGAGGAATACTCTTACACTAATCAAAACTAAGTTCGACTCTGGCACCACGGTTGAAATGATCTTTTATGTGTTGGAGTTCGACAGAATGAGCCCTTCTGTGTCTGTTGAGGTCTGCCTCAATTCATATACAAAGAGAAGTCAGGTCAGAACTCCGGATTTCTACTACACCGCTAGAGGAAAAGACGGACTACGGCCTGCGATATGGGCAACCAACCTGCTGCTCAAGTTCCCTGCATTCCTTCTTGATGACTGGGCCTTCCAACATAAAGATGAGGTGGTGTATACCATCTTCTGGTCTGAGGCCCGACGCAGAGATGTGTACTACAAATGGCTATCTAGATATGGATTCTATTTTGGCCAAGCGTCTGGGAGCAAGTGCCTGACTCAGACTTTTTTCAGATCATAAATACTTGATAGCGTATAATCTATCTCTACTGTGGTCGCGCAATACACAGGTATAATTGAGGAAACACTTTCTCAGGAGTACCCATGCTTAAACATGTCTGGAACTGGCACCTCAAGGATGCCAAAGAACGCTCATTCGGCGAGATCCTCGCTGACGCAGTCGCCAACGGAATGGGCAGCTGGAAGTTCATAATCGCCCAGAGTGTATTCATTACATTTTGGATTGTCTTCCAGATCATCGGCATCTTCGGTCTCCAGTGGGATCCATACCCGTTCATCCTCCTCAACCTGCTCTTCTCTACACAGGCTGCATACTCGGCCCCCATCATCATGATGGCTCAGAACCGCTCCGCCGACCGAGATCGCGCCAAGGCCGAGTTCGACCACGAAGTTCTAGGGGACGTACACACCATGCTGAAGAGCCTCGTCCCAGCTGAAGTTGATACTTCTACCGACTAGCTGTATGCTCTATATATGATGAAAATTAGTAAGTATCGTGTAGGCAAAGCATGCGGTGGCAAGTGGTTTCCCGGAATCGGCTGCGGATATTGGGAAGGTCTGGGCCGAGCCTTCCAGATCCGCCTAGGGTTTCGGCGTTTCGATGGCGGATTCGCCTTCGGCCCGCTGATGTTCTTTCAAGAATAGACATCACTAAGAAATAGTGGTACAATAAATGTATAAACACCAGCACCGCTTTTCAATCAGAACCGCTTGCGGATTCTAACCTAATAAGTGCTGGTTCTTGCCTCTATAGCTGAGATGGTTTAGCACTTGACTCTTAATCAAGAGACGTCGGTTCGATCCCGACTGGGGGCACATGGCACAGACAAGGGAAGACCGTGTCTATTTGGCATACCGAGTCTTCAAAGCATATTACGTGCGACAGGAGTCAGAGACCCCTCGTGCGCACGCCATTCTTGCTGTCTGTGCTAAGTTCAATATGGCCGTGGAAGATGTAAAGAACATCGTAAACGCCAAGTTGAAGAACTGATTTGACACTGTGAATGAAATAGACTAAGCTTTAGATATACGCAGTACCAACGACATAAGACTAACGACTTAAGGAAAACCATGACCACCAAGCTCAACCAGATCATCGCCATTGAAGGCGGACTGAAGAATACCTCCAAGCGCGACGTTACCGACGCTTACCACAAGATCCAGAAGACCCAGCTGCTCAACGGCATCTCCCGGACGTACAAGCCCAAGGATGAAGAGGGCGACCAGCTTCCTGCTGAGAGCACCCTTGTACAGACCCGTGTCGAGGATGTCCTCACTGAGGTCTCCGATTCCCTCATCCGGCTCTTCGATGTCACCCTGACCAAGGAGACGGCCAATGGCTCAGCCAAGGCTGATGTCGTCGTCAACGGGACTACCGTTGTCAAGGACGCCCCGGTCACGTACCTTCTCTTCCTTGAGAAGCAGCTCGTGGACCTGAAGACCTTCGTCGCAGCCCTGCCGACACTGGATCCCGCTGAACTCTGGGAGAAGAGCGCGGCAACCGGTGACTGGGCCACTGCAGTCTCGCAGACGGTCAAGACCAAGAAGGTCCCGCGCAACTGGGAGAAGTCCCCCGCCACGGACAAGCACCCGGCACAGGTCGAGATCTTCAACGAAGATGTCATCGTCGGTACATGGAGCACCACCAAGTTCTCCGGTGCCCTGCAGCGCGAACGCCGTAACGCCCTCCTGACCCGCGTCGAAGACCTGCTGACCGCAGTGAAGTTTGCCCGTGAGGATGCAAACTCCGCCGCCGTCACCGACGTCAAGACCGGCAAACAAGTTTTCGACTTCCTGTTCTCAGCGTAGTCGAGCAAGAATCCCCGTTGAGCACGGGGTACGGTGGTCAGTCCCGGATGGGGCGCACCTAACAAACTGAAACTGACGACTCAGATTCAAAATAGCTTCCAGTAGTGGTTCGAGTCCACTCCCTGCCACCAAATCATGGCAGGGTAGCCCAAATGGTAGAGGCAAGCTCTTAGATTCAGATTATCGCTCTAGATTCAGAAGCTTCAATACTACACTGATCGACCGTATACACACCCTAGCTTTGAAATAAGGGTTCGATTCCCTTCCCGGCCTCTGTGTCTTTGACACTGTTTCACCCAATGGCCGGGTGGCATAATGGT